CTACTGCGACTCAGGCAGCGGATAAACAAGCTATGCCTGTCAGCAAATTGCCAGCAAATCAACCACAAGTTCAAGCTGCTAATATTAGACAACAAAAACTAGCTACTGCGACTCAGGCAGCACAGGCAAACATGAAAACTTCGGTTGCACCAGCTGCAAAAAATACTGCGGCACAGGCAGCATTAAAGGGTAAGTTAAAATCGGGCGGCGGAATGGCAAGCAAAGGTGGTTCCGGATTTAAGGATTATGTAGGTGGTAGTGGGGAACGCATGACAGGAGTAGACCAATCTAGAGCTCCTATCTTTAAGAAAATAAACAGAGAAAATACATTCAGCAAGCTAAACGCTGTATTTGAGAGTATTGTTAGAATTGACGAAGCGCAAACAGTTGGTAGTGAATTACAAAAATTTGTTACTCAATATATGCGCGGGATCGATATCAGTAAATATCAATCTGAGATACAACCGGCATTAGATGCAGTACAAGCATCTTATATCAGAGATCAAGGAGATGCTGCACTAACAAAATTAGGAAATATGCTGTATTCAATCTCTATGTCTGCAGGTGGTGGTAATTCAAATTCATCCGCCGCACCGGGATCAGCAGGCTCTGTATCAGCCGGTACCTCACAAATCTTGAATCAAATTAGCGCAGTGACTGGCTCAGAGAAGGCAGGCGATTTAGCAGCCATTGTTCAACAAGCCTTATCAAAATTAATGACTATCGATAAAGCCGCATATTCTAACCTAATATCATCAATCAAGTCAGGCGGATATAGTGGTAAAATTAATCCTAAAATGTCATTTGGTGGTGAAAAGCAAGACCCCAATGATCCAACAACTGCAAAAATGATGGCAATGGCAAAACAGCAGGGGAAAGTATAATGAATCTAGCTGAATCTTTAGCATTTCTTAAAAATAAAATAGAAGCAATATCATCAACTGAACTTAGTGAAGGTAAGGGGCACCTAGATCATCCTGAAGATTTAATATTTTTAGACGGTAGTGCAGGTGCATCCAGAGCACTGAAGGCTAGCGTAGACACTGTAAAGAATCCAAAAACCGTTACTATCAAGTGGGACGGTTACCCTGCATTGATCTTTGGTCGTGATGCTGCCGGACGTTTTTCTATTATGGACAAACATATGTTCAATAAGAAAGATGGCACGGGCCGTCAAGTATTCAGTCCTGAACAATTTGCAAAATACGATGCTGACAGGGGCGTTGTACGCTCAGACTTAAGTAATTTAATTAACGAAATTTGGCCTGGATTGGCCAAAGCATCTGATGGTGCTAAGGGTTACTACTGGGGAGACCTGTTGTTTAGTAAACCTTTAGAAAGTCAAAACGGAATATATTCTTTTAAGGCTAACCCTAACGGTATAACATATAGAGTAGTAGCAGACAGTGATGTAGGTAAATTGATTGGTGCCAGAGAAGCTGGTATAGCAGTACACCAATATCTATCTCCTGACGCATTAACAACCGATGATGCAGTGACATTGAATGGAAATATAGGACAATTAAAGAACAATAGTAATGTTGCTATTGTACCTAGTGCTATGCCATTCACTCCTAAGCTTTCACTGAACACTACAGAAGTTAAGAATGTACAAAATGCTATTTCTAAGTATGGTGCCATTGTAGATCAGTTTATGGAAAACGCACCTCAAGCTAGAAATACATTCAATCAGTTGTTCACAGTATACATTAACAAACGAATCATTGCAGGTGACTTAAACAATTTATTAGGTGGTTTTATGGATTTTGTCAGTGCAAGAACAATGTCTGATAAGATGAAAGAAAAAATCATTCAATATATGCAAAGTAATCCTGAAGCATTAAAGGGCGCATTTACTATTTGGGCTGAATTGTACAAATTAAAAATGTCCATCGTCAATCAGCTTAACAAAGCCGCAGAATCTAGCCCTGTTAAGGGTCAACTAGACGATGGTACAGAAACTCATGAGGGTTTTGTATCAAATGGCTTAAAATTCATTGACAGAATGGGCTTTAGTCGCCAAAATTTGGCTGGAAGAACATAGTCAAAACCGACATTTTTTTGTTCTAGGACTAAATATATTCATGAGTCTATATGATTCAACAAATATAAAGGAATATTATTATGTCACAATTTACAAAAGTCCACGGTGATTATCAACCAGTAATGAACTTTGATGCTCCAACTTACACAGTTGGTGCAGTCAACGCAGTAACTTCAGGTGCTCCAGTTCAGCCTCAAGGCCCTAAACTAGATTTCTTCACAGTTACAGCTAGTGGTTCAACTGCATTCAGCACAACTCAAGTTAACTTGATCGTACAAGCTACACAACAATTAGCTACGATTTACATGTACGAGTTCACAACTGCTGGTCCTGATACATTGGCAATGGCTGTGTACCCAACAGGTGCATGGACAACTACTACATTGAACGCCGCTGTTATTGCTGAATTGACTGCAGGTGGTGCAGCTAACACAACAGTAACAACAGGTACTGCTACATTCACTAACTAATCTTAGTTTGTGTATCAAAGAACCCGAGATTTTCTCGGGTTTTTTTACGGCTGTTAAATAGATGTATGAGTTATACATTAACGTGCTACACATTATTTGACATCACTACCACTGGGGTCACAAATAGAAGCCGCCCTACAGATGTAATTTTGTTAGACCAGTGGCTGCACAAAAGAAATACACAATGCAATTTTGATACTGTGATACAGTCTATATCTTTGCGTTCACAACCAGATGTTGTAAAACAACCTGAAAAAATTAGCATAAGATTTGATGAGTTTACTGATTTTGGATTTTTATTTCAGCAAGCTGATGACGAAATCTATCCTTGTTGGACCTTTGATTTTGAAATACAACATGCTAGTGTTTTTGAAGATGGTATCAATGAGCTAGGAGCTTTATATAATGATTGCGATCAAGTGCCAATGATTAAATGCGGAACCGAATGGGCCATACTTCCTGCGTTTTTGGACACTAGCCCAGAGTTAAGAAACATATACTTTAAGGTAGCTAACAATGAAGAAGCGTGATGTATTGAATAAATTAGAAAAATTTATATCTAACGATATTATTGGAAACTTGCAAGATGTTGTAATTTATCAAGATGATGATGGAAGCTATCAGTTGTTCAATATGTATAAAATTTCAAAAGGTTCTGACAAAGAATTTATAATCACTATAAATCACACTTACACTCAAAAAGTATTCTACACCTTAAAAAATGCAGTTACATGGTGTATATACGATAAGCGAAACAAATTTTATGAATCTAAACGTATTGAGGAATTGGATAATAAATTAGGTGGATTAGAAGTTGACATTTCTATTCATTATAGACTATTCAACACTGTCAAGGATTCCAATGATAAATTAATTTATTTGGCAAAATTGAATGAAGATAGGGGTAAAAAACGTAGGTTTACCATTGAATTATCTCGCTATGTAGAAGAATCTAGGAACTGGCAACAGAAAAGATTTAACCTAAAACCCTAACAATAAAACAAAAAAGATAAATACTTTATATTAGTCTTGGAATAAAAACTATGAAACTTACCGAATTTGACAACAAAACATCTTCTAGTGCTACACGTGCTTTGAAAGAAAACTATTCTCTTCCGTTTAATACAAAGAGAATGACTATAACCGAAACTAGAGCCATGCTTAGTAAAGTTCGTGGATTGATTACGGAGACAAAATCATCCAATGAATTCTACAAAAGCCAAACTAGTCCATCTTACATGAAACTAGTTTTTATGGAACAAGCTCTTGCTGACCGTTTCAATCAATTACGCTCTATGCCTCAACCTCGTATCGTTGTTGAGAACGAAGAAGTTGAAAAGTCACAAGTTGTTCTTGCTGCACAAGACTTAGTTGATAGTATACAAAAGATGCTTGAAGAAGTTTCTGATATGTTGGTTAAAGAATTACCTGCACTATCAAGCAGTGTCGAATCTGAAATTGGCGTTAACGAAGGTGAACAATTCACTAGTCAAGCAACTGAAGCATTGACGAGTTTGTCTGCTGCATTAACACAATCTAAGGCATCAATGCAAGGTGCATTGAACAGCATTACTGGTCAGGGCAGTCCAGATGCATTTGCCGGTGGCATGGGACCAGAAGCTGATGCAGACTTTGGAGCCGAATTAGGTGATGAAGAAATGGGAATGGACGCAATGGACACCGAACTTCCACCTGAAGAAGATGTATCTATTGAAGAACCAGAAGATGCACCTGTAGCGGGTGCAGGTCGCACTAAGAGATAACATGCGTCTTTTTGAGTTTGAGGATCCGCTGGCGGTTAAACTAGTCGCCAGTATGAGTCAGTTAACTAGTGACATTGATAACGGCAAACAAAAATCAAATTGGACTGTGCAAGAATTATTAGATTATCTAAAAAATAATGAAATAATTGTTGATAAGTCCGATCTATACAGTATGATTAAGAATCCTCCGCTCAATACCAAGATCTCCAATATCAAAGGAGATCAAGTTATTTTCAAAGGTCAGGCAACTCCCGATCTAGGGTCAGAAGACGAACAGAAAAAGATCGTCAAGCAAATGGCAAATTCTGCATTGAAAATATAAAATGATAGCTCTAACTGAAAAAGCAGCTAACAAAGTAAAACAAACACTAGCCAAAAGAGGCAAAGGATTAGGAATCAGAATAGGCGTCAAAACGACAGGTTGTTCTGGTTTAGCCTATGTACTTGAATACGTTGATGTCCCAACCAAGACTGACATTAGTGTAGACTGCAATGGATGTACACTATTCATTGATCCAAAGAGTTGTACGTATGTTCAGGGCATGACAGTTGATTTTGTGAGAAATGGATTGAATGAAGGTTTTGAGTTTAAGAACCCAAATGAACGTGATCGTTGTGGTTGCGGAGAAAGTTTTAGAGTATAATGGCTTATTCAGACAAAGTGGTGGACCACTATGAAAATCCGCGTAACGTAGGTAAATTTGAAATAGATGATACTATTGGTACTGGTATGGTTGGTGCACCTGCATGCGGTGATGTAATGAAGTTACAAATAAAAGTAGATAATGAAACAGGTACTATTACTGATGCACGTTTTAAGACATACGGTTGCGGGTCAGCAATAGCATCAAGCTCTCTCATTACAGAATGGGTAAAAGGAAAAACTCTTGATGAGGCAGTAAACATAAAAAATTCAGAAATTGCCGAAGAACTTGCATTACCCCCAGTCAAAATACACTGTTCTATATTGGCTGAAGATGCCATTAAGGCAGCAGTTGAAGATTACAGAAAAAAACATTGACCTAAAGTGTTGACTGCTCAACTATAATCAACTATAATTGACAGATGTATAATCCAACAAAATATAACTATGTACCTATGCATAGGGTAGAAGTCGAAGGCAAGCGTAGATACGCAACTCCCGATGGAGAAAAACTCCCTAGCGTTACAACAATACTAGACGCAACTAAAAGTGAAGAATCTAAACAAGCACTGCAAAACTGGCGCAAGAGAGTAGGTGTTCAAAAAGCACAAGAAATCACAACTGAAGCAGCGGGACGTGGTACTCGTATGCACAAGTGGATAGAAGATTATATCAAAACAGGAGTTCTAAATGAGCCCGGAAGCAATCCATACAGTCAGCAAAGCCATAAAATGGCAAACTCAATCATTCAGCAAGGACTTATTAACTGCACTGAATATTGGGGTACAGAAGTTCCCCTTTACTTTCCTAAAATATATGCCGGAACAACTGATCTGGCTGGGGTTCATGCTGGTAGCCCTGCTATCATGGATCACAAACAATCTAACAAACTAAAAAAGCGTGAGTGGATAGATGATTACTTTGTTCAATTAGCAGCCTATGCTAATGCTCACAATGAAGTACACGGTACAGACATTTGTAAGGGTGTTATTTTCATGTGTACCGCAGATAATATCTACCAAGAATTCATTATTGAGGGTACTGAATTTGACAAATATACTGATATGTGGTTCAAACGAGTTGAACAATATTATACTCAGTTCCTATAAATTTTACCGTTCTACGGGGTACTTCATACAGAACATCTTGATGCCATAATGATAAATACTAGTAAATCTGTAAAGAATTACACCTATGGCAATCATACAAATCTCGAAAATACAACAGCGATCTGGCAATCTAGTAGACTTACCTCAACTAGATGATGCACAGTTTGGTTGGGCATCTGATGAAAAGAAACTTTTCATTGGTAAAACCTTACCTAATGAGAACATTGAAGTATTGACTTCATATTCAAATATTGAATTTAGTCAATTGGTGGGCAGTGAGGGTAACTTAAATATAACTGCTGCCGCAAATGGAGAAGTATTAGCATATGACGGTATTAACTGGGTTAATAAAGGGGCCGCAGCCGGTGGTCTTATTAATTTAGGAACTGTGGGGAATGTTAAGATAGGTGGCGGGGCAACTGGTTATGTATTGGAAACTGATGGTACTGGAAATTTAGCTTGGACTCCTAAAGCTACAATCATTGCATATATTAGTAATGTTACTAAAGCAAGTCCAGCAGTAGTAACTACAGTAGTACCCAATTTTCTTAGTGATAATGCAAAGGTTACTGTAACTGATGTAGGCGGTATGACACAACTTAATGGCAATAGCTATTATATTAATGTGTTAACCTCAAGTACATTCTCTTTATACGCTGACGCAGGCTTAACAGTACCCATTGACAGTACAGGTTACGGAACATATACCTCAGGTGGCCGAGTAGTTTGCACTCCAGGTGCATCGGGTGGTTCAAGCGCCGGCGGTGCAAACACAACTGTACAGTTTAACAATAATAATTTACTAGATGGCGATCCGGATTTTACATATGATTATAATACCAACTTACTAAGCTTGACAGGTAATGCTAACGTAGGTAATCTTAATGCTACTAGTTTGGTAACAGCAAGTCGTTTAGTATCAAACATTGCAACAGGCACAGCACCTTTTACAGTAACATCTACTACTCAAGTTGCTAACTTAAATGTAGCGACTGCAGGTTTAGCTACATACGCAACAACTGCTAATTCAGTTGCAGGAGCCAATGTAAGTGGTGCAGTCGCATATGCAACAACAGCCAATAGCGTAGCGGGCAG